AGCTCCTTCAGAGTTGTACATTGCTTCTTCCAGTTCCTTGTATCTTTCAGAACCTGTTGCCAGCAAGATGTTCACACCTCTCATAGCTTCGGAACCGAATATTGCACTTAACGCTGCGTCTCTTTGTGCTGTGGTCATGCCTTTGGTAGCTTGTTCCACGTCAGCCATGATTGAACCTAAGTCTCTCATGGTACCGTCTGCATTATATATAGCAATGGACATATCCCCTACAGCAATAGTTCCATCTTTTGCTTTGTTCTTCATGTCTCTCAATATAGCATTAAATGTGGTTCCTGCCATACTTCCTTTAACACCGCTGTCAGCAAATATACCTAAGATAGCTGCAGTCTGTGCCAAGTCCATTCCTGCTGCATTTGCAGTAGATGCAGCATATTTCATAGCTTCACCAAGTTGCTCAACATTGGTGTTACTCTTGGAACTAGCTGCAGCAAATATATCTGCTGCCTCACCTGCTCTCTCTGCACTCATTTGGAAACCACTCATGGTGTCGGTAACAATATCTGCTGCAGTTGCCAAATCCATGCCTGCAGCTGCAGCAAGGTTCAACATGCCAGGAGTAGCCTCTAATATCTGGTTAGTATCATAACCTGCAAGTGCCAAATAAGTCATTGCATCTGCTGCTTCACTTGCAGAATATCTGGTAGTAGCACCAAGGTCTTTAGCTAAGTCCCTCAACCTTTCCAGGTCTTTACCAGTAGCACCACTGATAGCAGCAACCTGAGACATGCTGTCGTCAAACTTAGCCACAGTTGCAACTGACACTGTTGCAAGTCCTGCTAACGGTGCAGTTACATGGGTAGAAAGGGTTTTGCCTGCATTGGTCATGGCTTTACCTGTATTTTTAAAACTCTTCTCAAGGTTCTTGGTAGCTTGCTCCCCTTGCTTACCTATATTGTTAAGAACATTGCTGGCTTGGTCTACTGCTCTAACAATTATTTCCATAACGTTGGACATTCACTCACCCCCTTCTTCTGGCTTCTACCATCTTTCTGAGAATATTGCTTTCTCCTTCCCCTCCCCCTCTTACAGCTTGTGTAGAAGTTGGAAGAGAAGGAGAAGCCTGTTCTTGCATCAAATGCATATAGTTAATCGCTTCAATAAAAAATTCTACTTGTGCTGGTGTCATATCCACTTGAGACTTTGCAAAAGGTATCCCTGCCAGGTGCAGTTGAACTATCCTTTGCCCTTCATCACTCCTGGCGAAAGTTGCGTGCTTCTTCAGCACCCTCCTCTGTAACCCCAGAGATTTTGAAAATAAACTCTGCAATATCATCCACAACTCCAACTGGTCTTAGCTGTTTAACTTCCTCAACCGTCCATTGATTGTCAGGACTGGTGCTTAACCCCCAGGCAACAGCTTTAGCCTTTGCTTCAAATTCCATAAGTTGAATTTCCTTGGAGTCAATTTCCACCTGTAGGTTCTGCTGCATAGATTTAATGTCCAAGTTGCCACTTTTGTCAAAGGTAGGTCTGCCTTTAATTTTAGCTCCACTGCTTCTCAATGCTTCTATTTCTGCCCATTCGCCTTCAGTTAAAGGTCTCAACTCTACCTCTCCACCCAGCTTATCAAAGTACTGGGTTCTTACTTGATTAGAACCTTTCAAAATGTCTGCTTTAGTTAGTTTTGCCATTAATCTTCACCTCCAACGTCGTCGACAATCGATACATACATATCTGTGGTTATTGGAGTAACGCCATCATTCAAAAACACACTACCCATATATACCTTGGCACTAATCTCCTGTACCAATTCATCTCTACCTGAAGGTTGAAGGTTTACACTCGTGTGAATGACTCTCGGTAGCTTGATTACCATGCCCTTACCTCCACCTGCATCAAAGCTGAACTCCAGGCTATATTCTTGAGAACCTGTCTCGCTTGGTCCAAGAGAACCTCCCCAGAACCTTTCAAGCTGGCTGGTATCCTCAAAGAACATACTGCTGGATAGTGTTACTTCCCTCTCTGCAGCCAATAGCTTTCTTGGGTATCTACTACCAATACTCCTTCCACTTGCTGCATCAATACCGTTGCTGATTGACAAGGTGAAGCTCTTCACCTGGGAGGAAATGTCACTATTATCCAAGTTCATGGTTACGTCATAGAACGCCAAAGGGTAATCTTCAGGTAGTAACAGTTCGTGTTGCTCCTTGAGAACTGCCTTGCTATCCTTCACTGCAACCAGTTCTGCTGTTGCCTGGCAGAAACTGTCCTCAACGGATATCTCCAGGCTGTTAATCTTACATCCAGTGAACACGTGTTCAAACAAGTCTTTACCTAACCTTGCTGTGAAGCTCGGAAGGTCGGTGTTATCACTGGCATAAATCTCATGCAGGTTATCCAGGTCGGTAAACACATACCCACCTAGTGTCCATTTCAGTAACCACCTGATAGTCTTAATATCAAACGCATACACAATGTTACCACTTGGGCTATAGAACCCAGGTCTGTGCATTCTTGCTCCCCTACCCATGCTGGACTCAAAGTCCAGGTGAGTGTCAGAAGGTGAGTCAAGAGAAGCACTTGCTATATCTACATGAAACTCTGCTTCTGCAGGCTCGGCAAACGTTGTCTCTTCTGCCAAGCCCAAATACCTTAATATCTTTGCCATGTTAATTCACCTCCAAAATTTATGGCTCCAGGATTGTAAACAATACTTCGATTGTCGCTGCAGCACCAAACAAAGAACCTTGTTGATTGTTTGGTCCACCAGCTTCGAACTGTAGGCTCTTGGTATCCTGGACAAATTGCCTCAAGCCTAATGAACGGTCTTTCAAAATAACACTTCTCACTTTAGCAGCCAACTCTGTTGACTTCTTGTACCCTTCTTCTGGGTCATCTTCCTTCACGGTTACTACACATATTACAGGCAACCTCCACTGTTCTGCTAATGTTCGTGGAGACTCTTGTGCTCTGGCTACATCTGTAAAAACGAACACAGAAGGAGTCTCTGGCTTAGGTCGTGTCTTATCCCCACGGATAACCGTTTTAACCTCTTCCAGCAATCCCCCTTCCGTGACTTCAGTTTCGATTACTCCAACTATTGCATCCAGTATTTGGTTGATTGCTTCATCCAGTCTAATTCTGTATGGCATTACACACCCACCTCCCTCAAAGCTCTACTGATGAATTCATCTCGTCTCCCTTCAGCTTGCTCAATAGCACGGTCTGCATAAGGATTAGCTTGAGTTCCTGGATGCATAACCCTCTTTACTGGATGTTCAGCTCCCTTCCAATACAAAGCCTTTTTTCTCTTTGGCTTGATTTCATGTGGTGGAGTTCCTTCGTGGACAGCTAGTGCATATTCTACACCACTCCATATCCTATAAGTTAAGTCGTCCACTTTGTCAAGTTGGAATGAACCAGCCAGCCTACCGTGGTTTACAGGTGCCTCCTTACGGATATTGCCCCATACTTCGGTTGCTGTGTACTTGATAGCCAGGGAAATTGCCTGTCGTGCTTTCCTAATCAGTCTTTCAAAATCCTCTTGGCTCCACCCCTCTATCTTAATATCCACTGGTTCACACCTCCTTCTTGACTACCATCATGCCAAAGCTTGGCTTTCTAGGATATCTGGAAAGGTCTTTCTTTATTGCATCAGTAAACACTTGGTCATCTACCATCTGAATCTTATAATCATCCACCTGAACAATAGTGCTTTCCCTCCTGAAGGAAGCCTGGGCAATCACGTTAGCACACACTCTCATAGCAATATGGTTAATCCCAGGTGGCACTTCGGTACGCTTACCGTCTTCCACCTCCTGGTGGTAATTACGGTTTCGGTCTTGGTCAATGATATCCTTAATCTGCACCAACCAACCCTCTATTACTCTGTGGAGCCCTTCATAGCTTTCTAATCCAAGGTCTTGGGGTTGAACACCTGTATACTGTATCACCTCATCTGCACTGCTATAGAATTGTGGCATTCATATTACCCCCTTTCCTTGAACTCTTCATACAACTCCTCGTGTGTTTGTCTAACGTGTGCCATTAGTCCTTGTCTGCTCTTACCTACATAGTCCTCACAGTAAGGACATGCAAATTCTGGTTTATCAGGTTCCACAGAATGGTTTGTGTTGGGTTCTTCAACCTCCACCTGGGTATTATCCCTTGGTGAAACCACTGCTAAGTCTGTGTGTGCCTTGATTTCAGCCAACTGATATTTACTAACGATAACGGTTGTGGTCTTCAGAGGAGGAAAGAACCTTCCTCCCCTGAACACACCCTTATCGCTGTTGTTCTTGACTTCTACAGTCAATCTAACAGCCATGGCACTCACCACCTATTAACCTTCTTGCTTCTCTTGGTCAATAAGTGCAACCACAGCACCGTTCTCGTCTTCATAGTGACAGTCGGCTTCAATGGTCAGAACAAAGTCTGTTCTACGTGCCTTAGCTTCACGTTCTCTCTCGATAGTAACCTCATGGAACACGCCCCACGCCATGTTGTCAGGATGTTGCAGCATTGCTACCCTACCAGTAGCCTGGCTTGCTCTCTCAAGCATTGGGCAATAAACCACAGGGATACCCTTGTACATCAAGCCACCACCCTCGGTTTGTGCCCTGTCACCAAGTGCAGTACCTCTCTTCTTGAGAAGGTCTCTATAACCATCCTCGATTTCATAAGGTACATAGAACCTCCACTCGGCTCTGTTCACCAGGAACTCTTTAGGTAGTGCATCAAGCAATGCCTTCAATACGTTCTCTGGGAAGTCGTCGGCACTTGGGTCAAAGTCCTTGTCAGTACCTGCACCATACACCTTGTTCTTAGCCTTCTTAATCCAACCATCAGTCAAGCTTAACAGTGGGTCAGTGGCATTGCTGGTGTCGGCAAAGATTGCCCATTCCTCAAGGTCTCTACCTGCTGCCTCACCGAACAGGTCAACCAAGGTGTTCTCAAACCCACCACGTTCAATGTTACGTCTTAATGCTCTGTCTCTGATTGCAGTAACTGCCTGCATTTCCTTCGCAACCAACTTGTTGGTAGCAAAGATTGGCTTGGAGAATTCAGTCTCTTCAAGCACTTTCTGAGTACCGTCAGGGTTATTACCTACGGTAAGCACTCTACCAGTGAACCCTACACGGTCAATCTCAGTTACATGAGAGTTCATCTCAATGAAACGTGCTTCAGGTAAGATAACAGTTCTAGCCTGCATTGCACGGATGAACTGGTTAAACTTCTCAGGTGCCAATACACTGTCACCCAGGCTCTCAACGGTAATGCTCTTGAACGCACCGTCAAGTCTTGCTAAGATTTCATCATTACTGTAAGTCATGATTATCGAACCTCCTTATATGCTCTTTTTCTACCGAATATGTCTCGGTCTTCCAATTGAGACTTCTTGGCTTCATCGCCTTCGTCTCCATCCTGCCCCTTCAATGATTTAGGTGCAGCACTCTTCTTGCCAATTCTAGCTTCAAGTTCATCAAGCTTCTCAAGAACCTTAGACTTGAATGTCTCTTCCTCTTGGTTGGTGGTTTCGTCTACTCCCTCGGTCTCAACCTCGTCTGCCTTTGACTTCAGTGCCTCTATCTCAGCCTGAAGTGGCTCAACTGCAGACTTGACTGCTTCGTCAATCAGGTTCTTTAAGTCTTCAGGTTTCATAGTCAAAACATCCTCCTTCTCATCATTATCTGGAACATCCTCCTTAACTGCACTATTGTTAGGAAACAAAACCTCCCTAACCTTCTGGTACCAACTCTTGGACTTCTCTGCTGGAACCTCCTTGGATTTTAACGCAAAGAACTTTGCCTTCGGTACTGCTGGCTCATCAACTATGCTAACTGCTGCAGCAATCCAATCTTCTCCAAGGTCTCTCAGCAACGTTTTCTTCAGTGCCACTTCTGCACTTTTGCTAGCTGTCTCTAGTGTGGTTCGCCTGATACCCATAACGCTGTACCCAGTCAACTCACCCTTCTCTACCATATCCCAGGTGGCTTCATCCAGTACCTTGCTTGCTAATACCCATGTACCTGCTGGCAGAATGGTCTTAACACCCTGCATATCAACTTCCATGTCCATAGGTAGCACATAACTCTCCACTGGCACTGCCACATTGTTAAGTGTGTGCTGCAGGTCTACGTTACGGTAACTTTGCATCCACTCATGTGCAGCTTGCTCAATCTTCTCCTTTGTGACAGTCTCCCCGTCGCTGTCAGGTTCACCTGGAACTAGAACTGCTGCATATGCTATACGCTTTTTAGCATTCTTCATGACAATTGGTCCAGTTAGTTCACATACGTCAAGCCCCTTGTTAGCAATGTCAATTCCTGCCTCCTCCAAACGTTTAAGCACATACACGTTCTCCACTTCTCGTGGTTGCCCCAGGTAGACTTCTGTGTCACCTCTCATATAAGGAACCTCATACATCTTACCACTAACTTCGTCTCGGACTATCACTGCATTGTCAAACGTGTGTATCACGTAGAAGTCAGTAATATCGCCTTGACTAGAGTCGTGGTTATCTAGTTCCTTATACACCTTCCTTCTTAGTCTCTCCATGACAACTTCATAACTGTCATCAACTCGTCTGCTCACCTAATCACCTCCTGACATCAATCAAATCGCTCTCTCGGAAATGACTGGCTCCTGGTGGTGCCATCTTTCCTTCAGGCATCAGGAATGGTACTGTTCTGCATCTGCAGTTAATCCACTCCTTAATTGTGTCTTGCCCACCACTTCTATCACCTGGATAATACAACCCATTGCTGAAAGGTTCTCCCACTCGTACTATCTCACCGTGCATATTAGAGTGGCTTCCTCTTACCCTCTCATCTAGTGCTGTATACCACATGTGATATCTGACACCAAGCTCCTGCTCGGTCAGGTAGGCTCCTTCGTTCTGGAATGAGTTAATTTCTGTCCTTGCAACTCGTCTCAATTCGTAGTCTTGCATAGCCTGGAACACCTTTCGTAGTTCCTCGGCTGCATCATCTATTCCAAGCCCACTAGCATAACTGTTGGTCAAGTTCTGCATCACATTACCTGTAACCCTGCTAATGGTGTGCTGGCTTGCTGTGAACACATGTTCCATAATCATCTTCTGAACCCTTTCAGAGAACTCACTGAAGGATACACTCACACCCAGTCTTTGCAACTCTCTGATAATACGGTTCCTGCCATATTGTGCTGCTTGCAATGCTTCTCCGCTCAACGTTTCCTGGTAATCTTCACTAGCTCCAAGAATGTGAGATATAACCAGTCTCATGGTAGCATCATCTGTTGGCAATCGGTTACGTTTCAGTAGCTCCTGGATAGTACGTTCGGCAACCTCTGCAAACAACCCCTGTAGCTGTCTGGTTAGCCTTGCTTCAGCTCTTAGCTGGCTTGCTGGCAACTGCTTTAAGGCTTGCAAGTATATCAATGATTTCTCTATCTCTAAAACCATCTTGGTCGCTAGCATGCTTCTCTGCCACCTCCAACAACCTCTCCTGTAGGCTTAGCAATGTTGCCTCTACTTCAGGTACCAGGTCTACCTCTAAAGTAATTGGCATTCCATTCAAGTAGTGTGCATCCATAGCTGGGTGGTCTACTGGCTCTAGTCCAAACCTCTCTCCAAAGTAGTGGATAAGCTGGTTCGGTGTCATTGCTGCATTCCTAAACAGCTCGGTAGCCATATCCATGTCATGCTTCTCATCCTGGGTATCAATTTCTGCGAACTTGAATTCCCAGTCGAATGCCTCAAACCCTTCCCACAAGATATACTTGTTAATCATACTCTCAAGCATTTCCTGTCTTGGTTCAATGACGGAACGCTTGTATATTTCAGTTGACTCTTTGGCTGTGTTACCTCCTAGAGAACCTGTCTCAGCTATACCCATACGGTATGGAGGAACACCGTGTGCTGCTAGGATTTCATCCCTGTTGTCTTGCCTGTACAGTCTAAAGCTGGCTTCTTTAACTTCAGTACTCAAAGGTTTGAATTCAATATTGACTTCTCCTTGTCCTTCCACAGTAGGCACAGACATAATCAGTGTTGAATGTGGAGACTTGGATAACTCATTAAAGTGTTCCTCAATACTCCTCTCAAACTCGCTCCTGCCTTGTTCATCTAACTCACCTGGGTCAAAGTTGCCTGTAATGAACACTGCATAAGCTGGTACGCCCCAGTTGTCAAAGAATGCTATATTGTAGTCTCGTCTGGCAATGTCACCATGCACCGTTCCCAGTGCTGGTATAATATCAGGTAATCCATAATAGTCGCTACGTGGTGTGTAGTTGACGAACCACATGATTTCAGTAGCTCGATATTCAGGTGTGATTGAACCAAGTGGTTTAATTTCACCTGTATCACAGTGAACATCATACTCGAAACCTACACGCTTGAACCAACGTCTCTTGTTACCACGTATCTGCACGAACCTGTTGCCATCCTTATGAATTCGTACCGTGTGTGCTGGCATATGAACCAAGTTAGCAGGTTCCCCGTCTGGGTCATAATTCACCCTTGTCAGCTCGGCACAACCATAACCTATTGCCTCATAGTCCAGCATTATCTTGTCAAAGGTCTTACTTACTGGCTCATGCATCTCACTAAAGAAGTCGTCAAGCTTCTTGTATTGCTCGTCGCTTGGGTTCTCCTTCAACGGTCGTAAGTTCCACCCTAGCCCTGCTGTATCCCTTGCCTTGGTCTTGCAGGCTCTATAGTGGTACGTGTTCATCTCCAGCACCCTTGCCAGTGCTTCTGGATTGTACAACGGTTGCACCAGCCCCTGGGTATATGAACTCTTGAAACTATCTGCAGGCAACTGCTTGCTGTCACTCTTTACTGCATATTGTTCCAGGATGTCCTGCCTGACTACTCTCCCACTCTTGGTTACATACGCAAATGGTCTGCTCATTCAATCACCACCTTCCTACACTTCTTGCTCTAAGTCTCACTGGCTTAACTTCC